TATCAGGAACTTGTTCGCACCTTCCCTAGTTATCTTGTATGGCTCCATGCCTTCCCTTTGTTTAACTGGGGGGCTTTCGGCGTTGCTATATTTTTCATCATTAGCGGGTTTGTCATTCCACTCTCGCTACAAAAAATGACATTTCACGGTTTTTTATTAAGCAGAATCATTAGAATAATACCAACATATATTATTGGTTTTACTATAACGCTTACAGCCATATTGATAAGCAGTAAATATTTTTCAGTGGAATGGCCATTTAATAACAAAGAAATATTGATTCACTACATCCCTGGAATCAGAGACTTGTTGTACTCCAGGAGCATTGATGGAATCATTTGGACACTGGAGATAGAAATGAAGTTTTATCTCATTTGCGCTATATTAATAGCAGTATTTCGCAAGCACTCCATAAAAGTTTTCATTACCCCGCTTATTCTTTTTTTGTTTGCTCTCTATATTAACAAGGTTGCTCCTGAATGGATTAACTCCAATATATCAGCATTCCATCTTGCCATGGCATACATGTTTTTTTCTCAGTATATTATTTATATGTTTATCGGAACCATGTTTTATTATATGTATTGTGGTTATATAAATGCCAACAAGGCTTATCTTGGAATCGGCATATTATTTACTTTATTCTGCATTCTTTGGTGGGCTGGTCCATATTCAGCCAGTATAAATGTCGCCTGGAGCTATGCATTTGCGCTTTTGGTCTTTGCTTTTGCTTATGCTCACCCAAAATTATTTAAATCCAATAGGTTTTTTGATTTTTTTGCCAACATAAGCTATCCGCTATATATTATCCACGGGGTAGCTGGGTATGTCGCCCTTCGAATTTTACTTGAAATGGGGTTTAAAGCATGGGTATCTCTCTTAATTGTGACTTTTTCCATTATATTTTTGTCATGGTTAATACACATCTTGATTGAATCCCCTTCTCAGAGAGCAGGCAAGCGCCTCGTAGCTAAACGAGGTAGGCCATTAAAAAAAACAGCGCAACCAACCTAATAGATCTTATCAAGTAAAGGCAGCTGCTCTTATTATACAAGAGGTGCACTTTCTTCGAGTGCACCTCCTCTGAAAAACAACTTTATAAAATTATTTTCATCGCCATATTATTCATTAATCACCCATCTTACGGAGTAATAGGCCAGCTAATCTCTGCATCAGTGTTAGCGTCAATCCTGCTCAGCAGCACACGGTATTGTTTCCACAGAGGCAACGTGGCGGATTCTGCATCTGTAGCCATACCCAGATCGACGGCATCCTGTAGCACACCAATTTGCTGCGTTGCTTCATTCATCAGCGAATTTTTCATAGCGAAGTTATTGGTAATTCGCAGTTGTTTTGCTGCTGCTAATTCTTCATCGGTCGGAGTTGGCGCACTAAAAACGCCATTGACGTAATGCCAACCGATACCCATACCTTCAGTAGAGAGAATGGCGCTGGCTGATTCAGGCCATTCTGACTTGCCATCCCAGATAACAATATTTTCTACGATGCCATTTTTGATAATTGCATAGTTCATTTACGCATACTCCATAACAATAACCACACCCGCAGAGCCATTACCGCCATTAACGTTTTGATTTCCACTGATTGTTGCCGCGCCATTACCACCCGCACCATACCCACCAGGGCCAGAAATAAAGCTGCCGCCGCCAAGACCGGAACCTACAGTCCCTCCGACTGCTGTTGGGGTTGCCATCACACCGGGTAGCCCGGCGTACCCGTTGCACAAAATGGCACCCACGGTCGAAGTGCCACCCTGACCGCCCATGCCACATGACGCAGAGGAGCCTGACGCAGTGCAGCCGTTGCCTGGCTGGCCTCCACTTGCTGAGAGATAAGAGCCAAAAGTCGTCGCACCACCCTGCGTGCCATTGGTCATCGTCGAGGCAATACCGCCATTACCACCCGCACCAATCGTGACAAGCACGGTTGATATTGCAGACAGGTTAAAGAGACCCCGTGCCATTCCGCCGCCCCCGCCCCCCCCCCCCGCTGCGTTATAGTTTCCTGTGGAAGTTGCCCGGCCGCCGCCTCCACCGCCCCCAATAGCGATGACATCCGCGAACATTGCTCCGGGGGTTTTGGTGTAAGTGCCAGACGTCTTGATTATCTGCATGCCAATCAGACGACCGACTGCGCCGTTATTTACTAAACCAAGGTTTGAGAGAGCTGTCGACACCGCTGCTGCACCATCCGCTTTAATGTCAGCAAATGGGTTAGCACGACTCAAAAGCAGCGCCTTCAGGGCAGTCAGTAACTGGTTATGCTTTGATTTTTCCAGGTTAACGCCGGTTGCCTCGACCACTCCCGCCAGTTCTTCCTGCAACATGTCGAAATAGTCGTCATCCAAATCAGTAGCAGGCTTTCCTGTTTGCGGGTTACCGCGGGTAAAGCCATTCTTTCCCGCGCCGAATTTATCTTTCTGCGCAGTAGGTGTGTCAATGCGATGCATAATGTCTCCGGTTACGGATATTTGAATATTACGTAGGTATGGGACGGGCAAAGTTTATTGATAACGCACTCGGCAACTGTGTCGCCCCAGTAGCGAATGGGGGTTTCGCAATTGTCTGTACAGGTCATCCAGATTGCGTCTGTTGAAGCGGGCATATTTACCTGCCAGTAGTAACGCCATTCAGTTGAATAGGTCGCATCAGTACACGTCGACGTACACTTGAAAGGTCCCTTGTTATAGCGCGTGATTGTGGCGCCAGGCTTCCCCAGTGCAGCCAGTTGACGAAGATAGAAATCTTCGTTGATTCCTCCGGTAAGATTAACTTTTGCGTCCAGCCGCTGCTGTCTCTGCCTTAACGTCTGGGTTCCTGAAGGAATGCATTCATCAGGAAGACCGCAGCACCGCTCCCAGCGGTCAATAAGTTCTGTTGTGGTACGCGGATCAAGCTCCTGCATGAGTTCATCGCCACGCTGATGCACCCTGAGCAAAGAAGGAGCTACGCCGCTTATCGCAACATCGTCAACTGACCATGCCGGCCCTGGCGGAAGCAGCGCACTCAGTAACTGGACATAATCATCATTACTCACGCCCACGTTATTACCCCCAGTACAGCCAGTTCATTTTTTGCGATTGCCGTATCAGCTGTTGGCGAAAGCAGCTTATGGCTGTACTCACCGGCCGCTATAGAAATCGCCTCGTTTGTACGGGACAGCTCAAGCGTTCCTTCCGGATAGCCGTCACGCAACAGGAATGAACGAAGCTCTGCCTCAACTGCGGCGCGTATTTCAGGGGTATCCGGATTCAGGTCAATGGTGTAATTGACCGTTTTTGGCGTTCCCTTAAATACATAGAGGTCAGAACCCGCTACGGGCGCCAACGGTTCAATATGTGCCTGAGCTGCAGCCACTGTTGCATCATCAAGAATCGGGTTAATCAGGTCGCTGCTGGCAATCATAACGCCAACGGTTCCCGTCCCCATCCAGTGTCGATAAGTCCACGCGCGCGTTACGCCGGGTACTTCTTTTGCCCAGACGATATAATCTCCGTCAGCGCCGCCCTGCGGGGTCCAGTAGTAGCGCTCCAGAACACGGGCACGCCAGACCTCAAGGTCTTCAACATCAAAACCGCCAGTGATCGTATCGGCCATGCCGCCGGAAGGAAGTCCGTTAACTGGCGTAACCAGTGAGAGCGCCTCGCCATCATCCATATTTCCGGCCATACCTGTCACGCTGCAGGTAACGGGCACACGAAGCACGCCACCGGCACTCGTTGCATCTGCCTGTGCGATGTACTGGACGAGGTCGTCACGCTGAATGACCGATCCTGCACTCACCTTGAGCCCGTTCGTTACGCCATCCCATCGCATAAAACCTGATGCGGCCACGGCATCTTTCCTCGGACATCGTTTCATCGCAGCATGCCGATAAAGCCATGACTCATCGCACAGGTCAGGCAGCATATTCATCGCCAGATAATCGATATAGCCATAAACCGTATGCAGCGCCCCCGCATAAACTTTGGCCCTGACATCTTCATCCATGCGGCGAAGTTCATCATTGATGTCAAGCCGTGCAAAAAGGTCGGTGCGGATCATGCTGATGTTTTCGGCCAGCGCTGGCCGCTGAAATTCACTGTCCGCCATTTGCAATCACGCTCCAGAATTCGTTGAAAGAAATTGTTACCGGACCATCCCGGCGCCACAGAACAATGCTGTTTCCCAGTTCATTGATACCGGTTCGCTGTATATCTATATCTATCATGGACACAACACCGTCATCGAGCATCCACTGAAGGGATTCTCGGATATACGTTCGCACCGTGTTCACCAGCGCGTTTGTGAGCTTGCTCCGCTGTAAAAGCCATAGCTTTGACCCATAGCGATCGTTGGCCACCATCGGCCAGGTATCTCCCCACCATCCCATAGGTACATCAGCATTGTCGTCAGGGTCTGCGCGCCGGTGAGTGAAGAGCGAAATCACCACTGCGCGCGTAAGTGGGTCAAGTTGAGAACTGGCGCTAACCTGTTTTCCGTTTACCGTAAGCCAGAGTTCCATCACACCCCCATTTGTTTATCAGGTGCATCGGTGTTATTACCCTGCCCGTTTTCTCTGTGTTTATGCCCGTTATAAGCAACACGCATCGCTGACATTGTCTGGCCAGAAGTATCACAGAGGTCTTTGATCTGGCCGGTAACTTCCAGATCCATTTCAAAGCGGGCTTTAGGCGCATTTTTGAACATAATCACCTTGCCACCACCATCAACAACAATCCCGGCACGTGTCAGCGTGACTGACTGCCCCTGGTCATCGTAGAGAGCGACCTCCCCCGTTTTGAGCCCCTTCATGCGATAGCGACGATCAGATACGGTGATCGCAACGGCGTGAGAACGGTCACCGTCAGGAAACAAAACAACAGCCTCAGCACCCGCTTGTGCACGAGAAGTGAAGCCATAGGGTTCAAGGTGCTCAATACCCGCCTTTTGCTGCCCAGCCAGTAACTCAACATCTATCATCTGGCACTTAGAAGCCGCGTTGATACTCTTCACCACAGCGCGGCCAATGAGTCCTAACAGTTGCCTTTGCAGACTTTGCATCACGCTCATCAGAACGGGTCCTCTTTGACTTTGCGTTTTTTTGTACGCTTCTGACTGCTCTCTTCTGGCTCAGGAAGATAGGCATCCGGCGGCCCGACGCGTAACTCTGTCAGGGTGCCATTATTGTCTTTAGTGAATGAGACTTCAGAGATGAGGAGTTCGCGGTTGTTAAAGCCGCAGATCGGATCGAAAACAATAACCCGCTGGTTTGGCTGCCACAGAGAACCATCCCCCTGTCGCCAGCCCCACACCGTGTACGTGGTTTCATCGGTTCGCGCTGCGCGCTGCCGCGCCTCAAATTCAGCGCGCGCAATGCAACTGGCACCCGTTGCCTGGCCCGTCTGCTGCACTGCCATCGGGCGATAGCGTCCTATTGATGCATCCGTTGTTTTTGCCCGTAGTGCCGTTGTGGTAGCAGCGCCAAAATCATCATCATTTCCGGCGCGCTGACCGGAAACCTGATAAGTAGAAAAGCGCTCGCGAATACTTTTCTCGGTATCGCAGGAAATCACATTCTGACCCAACACCAGCGCCGTATGCGCCCTGCCTGAACCTATCCCACCGATTACAAGCCTACCGCGCGGATCGTCGTAGGCCAGGGCCTGTTGCTGACCCAGCATCTTATTTAATACTTCAATAACCGTTTCACCATGATCTGGCTGCACGCCGGGAATCGCACCACCCGGTGCGCCAGCGTTTATCACCGCAATACCGAACGGTTTTGCAAGCGCCGAAGCGACCTGAACGAGCGATTGCCCATTGAATTGAGTAGGCTCAGCTGCACAATCAATCAGATCGGCAGTCAGGCTGCGCCCGCTAATTCCAACGCTAATTGAGCGCGCATCGTAGCGAACCGGCGTTGCTTCAATCCAGCCAGTGACCACCAGATCATCACCAATCAGTATTTCTGCTTTATCTCCGTTTTTTACCCGAGGTTGCAATGAGGCAATTCCATCTCCACCAGGCCATTGTCGAGTGATCTCAACGCTAAAATCGCGCGCCAGCCGCTCGATGCCAGCGCCGATACGTGTCGAAGTCCAGCCGCCCCATTCACGTCCGTTAACCCTCAGCGTTACGTTATCGTTCATCGTACAGGAACCCTCAGTGGAGATACCGGCACAAAGCCTGGGTGAGCCACAGCATTACGCCTGACAATGTCAGACTCCCGTGCAGCGTTATCGAACCAGGTCGCTGCCAGAACCAGTGCCGGAGTTACCTCATCAGGTGTCCTGATAACTGTCTTTTGGGTCTGTACAAGGCGGTGTTTTATATCGTTGTTAAGGTCCGACTTCACCCGGCGCAAAGCCAGAAACAAACGGTCATCGGTAGTGCGGGATAGTTCTTTATCGATAGCGGTATTCAGCGTGTCGCGGATATCAACGAGGTCATCCCACGTCGGCACATCAACCACCGCCGTCTCATCCGGTGCGTTATTCAGCGCAGGGTGTGTCACAGCAGGCCATCCAGAAGACTGCTGAGTTTGTTCCTTTGTCGTTATTGCAGGTGTTGGCAGTGTTGTAACAGCGTAAACCGCTTCGCTTATGGCGGTTGTGCGTACTGCACTGGCAACATAATTCCCCTGTTCCTTGCTGCTCTGTGTGCTTTTGCTGTCCGTTTTCCATATACCTCGCGGGGCCATATCTGATCCCAACGAAATCCCGGCGAACCCCTTAATCATTTTCATAACGTCAGAAGCATTTCCGGATAGTCTGTTCGCCGTGCGCCACACTTTCTGAATAGCTTCGACATATCCTTTTCCTGATGACGGAGGAGGAAGAAGAACAGAAATATCACCCTGCATAAGTCTCGCTGCGTCTGCGACATAGCTGTCGACCATCGCCATAGAATCAGAAACAAAGTCCAGGATGCCAGTTGCACGCTCAAGCACATCTCCCTGAGCGAAGTCAGGCAAACCACCCATGCCGAACTGTTCAAAGTTGTCGCTGATACAATCATCAAGTGCTGAACAGGAAGATGCCAGCGTGTTAGCTGTTGCTGCGCCAGCCGTTGGATATTCAAGTTCACCCGCTTCGACGAACTGTAGATCAAAGCGCACCATCCGCCCCTCACTACTGGTCGTACTAACACGGATCTCACCATCAACACAGACGTTAAGCTCACCATATGTTGGATGTACCAGAGTGCCTGGTCCTAGTTTATTCAGTGCTTCAATTAGTCTGTCACGCTGTTCGAAACAATCGTCGCCGACGACATAGGCGGTGATATTTGGCCGGAAGGTGACCTTACCGAGATCTTCGGTGTAGGGTTTATCGCGGTTGGGGTATTCGTGTGTTTCAACTCGACGGCCAACCGCCGCCCCTTCACCTTCGAACTTAAATGGTACGCCACGGAATGACGCATCCTGAAGTCTGTCTTTCCACGCCATATAAACTCCGGGCATTAAAAAACCCGCCGAAGCGGGTTAAATTATCGATATGGGAATTCACATATCGCCTGTATGGTAGCCAAAACCGGAAACGATGCTTATACCTAACTCACGTCCCGCTCAGTCCACGGCAGAAGTTATTTCATGATGCAACGAGCGTTCCTGCCAGACAATCCAGGCAACCGCTGCCTCCCATGATATATATCCGTTATCGCCATTTGTCGCCCGGCGGAGATCAACTGCATCGCCAAACCTTTCAATGATGAATTTTTCAAATTCTGTGCGTTTTTCTTCGTCATGCGTTGAATCCATGTTCTCCCCAGCGGCATTCTGATCATCGCTCTGATTGCATAAAAAATAGCATACCCGTTAGGGTGTGGAAAACCCACTCTGGCGGGTTACACTGAACATGACAGATGGGTTAACTATCTCTGCTAAAGCGACTGTATCCCACATCATAAGAAAGCCACGGTGTCGCACTTCCGGCAGGTGTCGCAACGCGCATTCCTGGAGGCGCATTATCGAAAGACACGTTAAGTTCGCTACGCTGCGTCTGTGGGGATTGCGCCCGGTCCATAACCGCTCCTGGCCGCAGCAGCGGAACGGTGGGTTGGTAGTTATCCCTTGTGGTCTGACCGGCAAACATTTCTCTTTGCTGCCTGTTGTTATACCAGCCGCCTGAATTCCAGCGATTCTTCAGGGAATCCCAGAATGAGTCGGTATGATCGGCCTCTTTTGCCGCATCGGCGATTTCCTTGAGTTTCTCAAACATATAAATGGCAACCGCAATCTGAACTGTCGTGGCGCCCAGCATGGCGATTTTCCCAAGAACACCTGATAACTGACTGGCAAGAGCAAAGGCTGTACGCAGTGAACCGATGGTTTTCACTGTAAATGCACCGGTCATGTACATCCCAACACCACCCAGTACGGTTTCCCATCCCCCCATTGCCTGCGCAACACTATCCACCTCCTGCCAGACCTCTTTAATCACCGGTGCAACATCATCCCAGTTATTAATGATCAGCATGGCGCCGGATGCCAGTACAGCAATCGCCAGTTTCGCGGGCGAAAGATTGATAACACTATTCAGTATCCGGAAGGCACGCGACAGAACGCCAACGGCACTGCCGGCCACCAGGAGTACTGCGGCGAATTTCGCGACTGACTTCACCATCTCAGGATTTTCCCTGACCAGGTCGCGGACATGATCCAGTAATGGCATCACGTCCTCTGCGGCTTCATTAATAACCGGAAGGAAGGTATCCCCCAGTGTGACAGAAATGGCGTTAACACTGTTTCTCAGCAGGGTTAACTGGTTTTCAGTGGTAGCCGCACGAGAAGCATATTCCTTTTGCATCGAGCCACCGTACTGCTGGGCGTCTGCCACTCGCTCAAAGTTGATACGCAGCAGGTCCATATTGGTGAGAAGCGGTGCTATCGCACCAGCAGACTCACTGCCAAACAACATATTCATTGCCGCAGCCTGCTTTTCTTTCGGGATTTTTGATATCCCGTCAAGCACCTTCAGCATCGTGCCTTTCGAATCTTTCTGCATATCTGCAGCCAGCTTTTTCGGGTCAATCTTCAGCGCAGCAAGAACCGTCCTCTGCGCTTTGGTTGCCGCGCCGCCTGACGTTAAGGCTTTCATGAAGTTTTTGATGCCCGTTGCAGCAATTTCTGGCTCCACACCCATACCGGCAATCGTTGCACCTAATGCTGCAATTTCCCCCGAAGCAACTCCCGCAATCTCACCAAGAGGTCCAATTCGGGTCACAATCTCTGATATTTTTCCGGCATTTGCTGGCCCGGTATTCCCCAGATAGTTAATTTTATCAGCCAGAACAACCACATCATCCTGGGTCAGTTTAAACGCCGTTCGCCACTGCGCCATCATCTGACCAGACTCTTCAGCGGTGGTGTCAAACGCCACGCCCATTTTTACCGCGTCGCTGGCAAACTGCATTAGATCGCTTCGCGCGATGCCCGCCTGACCACCTGCCGCGACGATCTCTGCAATCCCTTCCGCTGCCATCGGTAACTGAGTGGAGAGCGTCAGGATATCATCGCTCATTGCGGCAAATGCGTTCCTGTCGTCCAGACCGTCAACAACCTTGCGGATGTCAGCCATCTTCGACTCAAAACCCATCGCCGCAGTAACAGGCATAGCCAGCGCACCGAGAATGGCCGCCCCGGCAGCGGTAGCGCCCACTGACAGTCCGGCCATTTCCTTCTGAAATCCCTTTAACTTTTTCTGCATTCCCTTCATTGGCCCAGACAACCGGTCAACGGCGGTAATAATCGCTTTTAGTTGAAAGTCATCAGCCATGTTTTATTTCCTCGTTGATGCGAACAGCCTCTGACTCCAGCGTCAGGAACTCAGAAATCGCCGTCCGCCGGAGATCAAGAGGGTTTATTCGCCAGAAGTAAGCGGTGTTGTAGAAGCGTTGTCGGAGGTTTGCTCCGTCCCCGATCGGGTAAAAAAATTCAGGATCAACATGCAGGCTTTAAAAATATCAAGCTTAGCCATCTGCGCTGCAGAAGAACGGGGGATCCCGGCAAGTAAAGGGATGTATTTCAGCGAAACAGCGCTGTCCAGTCTGACACCACCATCCGCAGATACTGTAAACGGAAACCCACGCCCTCTATTTCGTCATATGTGGGTTCCCGTAACTCCAGTACATGGAGATCTTCACCATGAGCTTTAACCGGTTTGCTGAGTTTGAGTTCTTTCATTACTGGTAATCCCCTTCTTCACCGTGGAATTCAAGATCCGCCGTGCCTTCTTCAGCGTTGTGGTTTGCCTCACCGTGCAGCCAGGCAGACGACAATACATAAACCTGACCGTTTGCCAGCTCCGCGGTAATGGTCATCTGATCGGACGTGGTCACTTTGTTTACCGGGAAATCTTTAGGCACTTTAAACGTACCTTTGATGTACGGCGCACGGTGTGTCTCTTTACGATCAACGGAACCATCCAGGCCAATGACATCATCATTGACCGCCTTGTTCATTGGCACCTCAATGCCACCGGTCAGCGAGAGCTGCTGGCCGTCAATTTTGAAATAACATGTACCGCCGATACGCGACATTATGCGGACTCCTCTTGATACTGAAGACGGAACTGATTAAGCAGTGCAAAGACGCGCAGCTGGTTAACGTAATCAGGTGGATAAAGCACGTTGATACGTGACGGGTCAGTGGCGTCGCGTTCTACGATCAGGTGCTGCTTAAACAGGTCGTAGTTTTCGACAATGCCCGCGCGCTCCATCTGGCGGTAAGTGGCCAGAAGCTCGCCTTTGATCACCGCTGGCGTCACAATGGCCTGACCGGGACCAAAGCGGGTGCCATCATTAGCCAGTTTGTGGCGACCATACTTACTGGTGATCACCGTTTTAAGACGGCGCAGAACATAGGCGCTGGTATGCAGTGTCTCGCTGTCGAGATAGCTGTTATCCGCTACGCCATACGCATTCTTTTTATAGGTCGTAATATCACGCTGCACGCGCAGAACACCCCCTTCTGCATACGCTGTCGCAATACCGTGCGTCAGTAGTGACTGCTGCTCGGAGCGAATAAAGCGTTTGCCCGTTGGAGGAGGAAGCATGCCTGTCAGCTCGCCCGTTTGTGTCGGACGCGCGGGGTCGATACGCAGGAACACTGCGGCACGTGCTGTACGGCTTGCTGCCAGTTCATCCGGATTCGACTGAACCGTTTTTTCATAGCCTGCCAGCGTGACGTGCGGATCGTTGAACATATCACCTACGGTGATCAGGTCACTGATTGCAGCAATTTTTGCCGTATAGACGTGACCATAAATCTGTCGTAACCAGCTCCAGCGCCCGCTGGTATCGTTCATTTCCAGCGTGAAGATGTTCATGGACGCAGTATCGTTGAACGGGTGACCGATATAGTCGAAAGGCTCGTCGCCCATCGCGGCAATCGTGCCTGTCAGCAGTGGCGCACCAGCACCAGCCACACCAGATGCAATGGCGATCAGCACGCCAGCCGGGAGTTTTTCGCCACCGCTGAAACCGTAATAGTTCAGCGCGACAGGAATGTCATTCGCCCAGGTGCCTTTATGCCGCGATGTGAGTGTGACAACACCGGCTGCCGAAGCGGCGGTAAATGGCGTTTGTCCGTCAGCAGTGATGGCGGCAGAAATAGCGGATGCAACGGCTGCAACATCGTCGCCAGTTGTCACGTTGGCCTGAATACGACGTCGCCCAATGTACAGGCTAATAACCCCGGACTCTGTGGCCGCTCCCGTTATCGTCAGGGTGAACGTTGCCGCCGTTCCTGTGTCAGGAACAGCAACCACCCACAGCTCACCAAATGGATCGACGAGCCGATAGGCTTCCACCATGCGCGCCAGCTGACTGCCCGCGCCACACTGCTGAATGGCGTAATCCTTTGATGGCATGAAAACCAGCTGGTTGGTCGCAATGGCTGCGCCAGTGTTCACATGGCCAATCAGTAACGAAGGGGCGCTGGTCTGCGCCGTATTCGCCGCGCTGTTATCCATCTCGGCATAAAACAGCGGGACGCGAAGATCAGACGGAATTGTATTCATAGAGACTGTCATTTAGTGCTCACCTTCTTGTCCGGTGCTACGCCCTGAGATGGCGTCACCACCTCAATATCCCCGTCGTTTTCACGACGGTACCAGTACTGGCTTGGTTCGACATTTCGCCCTGCTGCAGGCAAAAGGTCACCCCGGGCAGGATCATGAACTGACCGCCCGTCTTTTGGTTTCACAAACATGGTGTTCCTCAGGAAGGAAGATTTATTTCGAGGTGGTGTTCGATTTTGCCGTCAGGGCCATGACCGGGATCGATAAAATCCACATCAATCGACAACGTTTTGAAATAATCCAGGTCGTTCAGCTCATCCTGCTGGCGGGTGTCATCTTCTGAAAGCTCTTTCAACACAGAGAAGTCGAACTGGTAGCTCAGTTCATGTCGGTTCACATCAAGCAGAGTGCCGCCTGCGTACGTAATGGGGTTACCGCGCTCTTCCGGATTCCAGCCGAGCAGCGCCTTAAACAACAGCTGTCGTACATCGTGAACCACGTCGTATGAAGCAAACTGACCACGCTCGTCCCGGCCATTGCTGACAAACACAATGACGGAAAATCCTTCGGTCAAATCCTGCCAGTAATCCGTCTGGCTTTTCTGTTCGCCGGGTGAGTCGTCGCCGGGAACAACATAAGCCGCCGGCAGTTTCATCTTCCCGACTTCCGGCAAGTCCTTAAACTGCGCAGCACCCGCTACACGATTCTGGAATTCCGGGCAACGTGCCCGTAGTGCTGCAATAATCGGGACCAGTTTCATCAGCGTCGTTTCTCCGGTTTGAGTGAGAGCCGCAATTCACGCGCAAGGTAATAGCGCGTCCACGGGCTGTTTTTGTTGAGTGTCTCAACCATAAAATTATTACGCGGAGCCATGCGCCAGCCGCTACCACCAGAAGCGCCGCGATGATGACTGCGGCGGCGCTTAGCGCCACCACGGACGCCGTAAAACAGGAATGCCGGATAGAAATCGCCCGTAATCAGCCGGTTCCCCTGCCCGTTCCGCTGGTTTGGCGCGATACGCGTCATAAAGCCAGGTCGATTCTTGCTGGCTCTCGGTACCATATAGCCAATGGATTTCGCAAGGCGACCGCTCTGGTACCCTGGATTTTCACCGGGTTCTGAACGCCCGCGTCGTATCACCAGTCGGCGCGCATCGCGCATATGGCGCTGGCCGATGTGGGTGAACGCCCGTCGGATGCGTGCCCGGTTGAACCGCATCTCTTTTGGCTGCTGAAAATCAACGTGAAAAAAGGGTGTCGCCATTACCGTTCCCTCCGGTTGAGGCTGGTTCGGTGCCCAGTTCAGTACACTCAAGCAGCAGAAATCGCCGTTTACTGTTCAGGTCCCGCGCCCGCTTAACCCGGTACACCAGATCGTTGAGCACCACCTCGAAGTCAGTGGTGATCCCGCTCCGCCAGCGAATGGTGATGTAATGCGTGATGACGTTGTCGGTCTGGGCTGTTTCCTGGTATGTCGTCGCGCTGGTCTGGACGACCTTCGCCCAGGCCCGGAATGAAACCGGGTATTCTGGTTCGGTACCGAAATCAGCCGCCGGTACATCGACTCGTTTTCGAACAAGTACCCGTTTATCCAGTTCACCCGGATCGGGCAGCAGGTAGGTCGCGCTGGTTTGCGCCTGGCGAAGCTTCATTGTGGGTAAATCCGGTGTGGCCGCGCGAGCCAGGTGAAGGCCATCGGCAACTCGACCATTTCGACTTCACTGACAGCCGAACGGTTCTCATAAAAGTGAGTAACCAGAAACAGAAGCGCTAGCCGGACAGACGCAGGCATAACCATTCCGTCGGGATCGGTGGGCGGTATCGTAGTACCTTCAGGATAGAGATTTCTGTTCAGGTATTCCGACATTCGAGACTCAGCAGCAGCACCAATCAAAGTGAGATACTGATCTTCATCACTGTAATCGGCTTCAAGCCGTAGCTGGCTCTTGATGTCTTCTAGCGTGATCAGCTGCATTTGCATCACCCATAAAAAAACCCGCAAAGCGGGTTATTTTTTTGCGGCCTTCTCTGGCTTAGTCACCACCGTCGGCTCAGGGTCCAGAGGTGGGACAGGCGGAATGTCTTCACCATTACCTGTTTCGTCCTCCGCGAGAATGCCGATCTGCCCGGCGATCTCAATCGCACGCGCCGGAAGTTCGTCATGTTCCCCGGCTTCAATGGTTTCGATTCGGCAACCGTCTGGCGACCACTTAAGAGGTTTTAAAAAGATGACCATTTCAACTCCTGAAGGCGGGACCAAGCCCGCCGTTTTTAAAGGTTATGGAGCTACTGGCGCTCCAATTTTCATGATTTTGATAGCCTGCGAATCCGTCAGCATGCCGCCGGTACGTTTGGTGGTGTAGAAACCAACAAAAGGTTTGTTGGTGTACGGGTCGCGCAGAACGCGAGTACCAAGGCGGTCAACAATCGTATAGCCACGCTTGAAGTTACCGAAGGCAATAGCTTTGGCATCAGCGGCAATATCTGGCATCTGTTCGTTTTCAGCGATGCCATAGCCAACCAGCATTGATGGCTGACCAAGCTCCAGCCCCGGGCGCCACAGGTAGTTGTCTTCTTTGTCTTTCAGGATACGGGCGGCAAACAGCGTGTTGTTGTTCATCATGAACTTGGCGCCGGTGCGGTGCACTTTGCGGAGCGTATAAATCAGCTTGATAATCGCATCGGCAGTGAGTCCGGTAGCTGCCCCGGACAGGATGTGCTGCAGAGTGCCGAACGCACGGGTTTTGTCATCCGTCAGAGCTGACGCATAGGCCAGAAAACCCTTGGGCTTATCGCTACCGTCGCCCGTGGTAAACGCAATCTCTTCTGCTTCAGAGAACCCCTGAGCCAGCTCGCTGTTGATCCACGATTCAACATTGAAGAACGCATCATCGAGCATGGTTTGCGTGGCTTGAGGGTTGGCGTAAATTTCCCCCATAAATGGTTTGATTTGCGCCAGAGTAGGAGTGTCTGTCGCGGAGCGAGCATGCGTTTCGCTAACCCATGCAGATGTAGCGCCGCCGGTGCTTACCACCTTGCGATACTCTGATGTACCTAGCGAAATGACCGTCGATTCCTGGCGCATGACGACTTCATCTTTAAGCAGTTCAAGCAGACTGCGATCCAACTCTTCAGGAACGGCATAGCCTCCATCCGCATCCACGCCAACCTGAAGGGCTTTTTGCTCGAGTTCACGCAGGCCGTCTTCATTGCCCTTACGGACAAAATCCATAAAGGCCGTTTTGTGCTCGGTCACTGATTTACCCTTTGAGCCGCCACCCGGGCGTTTGGAGGCTGCGAGTTCCGCCTCCAGATCGGACTTCAGGTTTTCAAGCTCGGACAGCTTACCGTTCAGCGTTTCGACCTGACCCGCCAGCGCACCCTTTTCATTCTCGATAGCGTCAATACGCTTATCGTTCTTGGACTTGAAGTCCTCGAACTTCGCCTGCAGCTCCTGCGCGACCTGCTCTACATCTTTAATTTCGACTGCCATGTTTTTACTCCAGATTAAAATGTGAGGTTTTTAAGTGCATTCAAAGCAGAGTCCACATCATCAGCGTCGCGCAGATTCAGTGTGCTATATCCCCCGGCCATGAATGCTTTGGCCTGGGTACGTGAGAGCCCAACGTCGCGCAGGACTCTTTCGATACTTTTTTGAGAAGGCATTTCGCCGCGGGCGAACGCGCTTTTGACATCGCTGATCCGCGCTTCGTCGTTTGACGGAAACGTCACGGGGCTGACTTCCCAGAGGTCGATTTCTTTGAGGAGAAATACCTCTTTGGTTCTGTCGTACTCCCAGTCCTTAAGCATGTAGCCAATAGAAAGGCCGGTTAAAGAACCGGCCTTCATGTGGGCGTGTGCGCGCTTAGCGAGGGGATCGTCGTCAATGAGAAGCCGCCCCTTCACATACAGCCCGACATCATCCTCTTTCATGTCGGTGTAAACGCCGATCGGCTCGTCCATCTGGTGCTGCCAGAGCATCGCAGGAAGTGTCTTCTTCTCGCGCCAGGCACTCAGCGACTTACTGAAAGCACCGTGAACGACCACATCGTCGTAGCTGTCCTTCACGCCAAACACGGAGCCATAACCTTCAAATTCACCGTTGTCGCTTACGGATTTCAGTTTCAACGGAATATCCAGCCGCTGTTTAGTCATCGGCATTTTTTTTGCTCCTCGGTTTTGGCTTGTTTACTGCCGTCAGATGGTTTCGTTGTCATGTTCATTGGAGTGAGATAAACATCACCACCAGGACGAGGATTGCGATCCTCAAGCTCAAGACAATCATTTGGCGAGAACATGCCCCAGTTAATACCTGTCGCGTAGGAATCGAAGCGGGATTTCATATCTCCGCGAAGCAATGCGCCTGCATTGAATTTGGCGTAAAAGTTGCCCTGCTTGGATTTTCTGACGAGGCCAATATTGATACGCTGCTCAATACGTGTGAAATAAGGTACGAGCGCATAGTTGATGAATCCGATACCGAGGTTTTCAATATTGCTGAATGTCGCTCGATCCGTGTTCTGAACCATGTGCATTGGCACTCGGTACAAACGACAAATCTCCTCAAGCTGAAACTTTCGGGTCTCCAGGAACTGGCTATCCTCAGCGTTCAGCGCCATTGATTTCCAGTCCAGTCCCTGTTCAAGGATCATGGGACGGTGGGCATTCCCCAGCCCCTGATGTTTCTCCTCAAAATCAGCCTTAAGTCGAGCGTAAGCTGCATCGCTTAATTCACTATCGGTTCGAAGTACCCCTGAAGTAACAGCTCCGTTACCAAAAAGCCTGGCACCGTGCTCTTCCGTGGCCAGCCCAAGGGATATAGCCTCTCTGGCGTAGGCGATGGGATTAAGCCCAACCAGCCCATCAAGTGTCATGATGCGCACATGCCAGATATCATCCTGGCTGAGAACGTCAGTCGAACCGTCCGGAAACGTGACCTGATAAACAGGCTCCCAATTGCTATTGAGCTTTGGAACTACGCTGCCGGGGTCAATGGGCAGGAGCTCAACCACTTCCCCAAGTGCCTTGACCTTATAAGCATAAAAGTTGCCCCTTAAGCAGAGACATAAGATCACCAGCTCCCAGAACTCCTGGGGGGTCATATACCCATTAGGTTGAAGTGAAAGAAGCTTATGCAAACGCTCCCCGGTCGCCTTTTTCTTCCCCGTGTCGGTGGTCTGATACAGGCTACATGGCAACATACCGATAGATTCGGCAAGCACCCTGATACAGGCAAACACGGCGGTGAGGCGCATTGCTCGCTGACTGCTGACTCTCTTACCTGTGTAGGTGTCATAAGTCAGCCCAATTTCCTGCGCCAGCTCAGCCGATGTTGTTACTGACTGGCCGCTCTTGCTAAACATGCCGCGGAAGAACATCAGTTACCTCCCGTAGTTGCTGGAGAGGTAGAAAGTAATCGTGCCATCAGCCAGGACCATGACAGGCACAGTAAACCACCGGCGATGTAGCCTGCAGGGGGATAAATCATCCACGCCCCAAATGAGAGCAAAAGCGCCCCCAGCACTCCTATCAACGGAGTTAGTATCGTCAGGATCATAAACGCCTCGGTTAAAGTGAACGTATGCCGCGTGATTCGATGCGATCAGAAATTGATTCAACTTTCTCGTAAAGCATTGAACGACCGATCGCCATAATCAGCGCCACAGCGCCATCGATTTTGTTCTCGTTCTGCTCTTTGATGGGTTTCACCACGTCGTCGTTACCCGGGAGATATTTGCCAACGACGTTGCTAATACACCAGCTCATGATCGGGTTGCCGTCGTGGTGAAAGCGGCCTGACTCAATAGCGGCTTCAAGCTCCTTCATTGGGTCTGACATATTGGTGTAGTTCTGAGTGATCGTGATGGGGCTTAAATCTTCATCAGCAAGATTGTGAGAAAGGCCGGTGGCCCCGAAGGGGTCAATCGGTGATTCACTTACCGGGTTCAGTTTGTTTGCCGCTTTTGCCTCTTCGAGGATGTAGCGATAATCAACTTCAGCCCCATCGGTCACGGTCAGTAACCCCATCTCAACCCATTTTTGAAAACGTTCCGCCGTTCGCCGATCCTCATTTTTTTCCACGCTGAACACGGTGTCATAAGGCACCCAGAAACGGGGAGCAATACAGTAGAAATGTGTTTTTCCGTCAATTTCGCGGGTGAACAGTCGCGCCATGCTGTTCATGTCCAGCTTGCGGGCAAGGTCGAAACCCAGAATACAAGGCTGGCCTTCGAACATTTCAAGCGTCAGAGTCTTGTCCTCGCAGTTCTGCCAGGACACCAGGTTGTAAAATGCCGCGCGGGCGGAAACCCAGATATTGAGGTGCTTTGTTTTGAACACGCCCGCCTGACGGGCATTATTAATAGCGCGTTGCTGCTGACTGAGAAGGAAATCTCGGTAAACCGACACCCCCATGTTTGGGTTTGCCTTCTCCAGCACCTTCGGGTCCGTCCAGTCGTCGCCTTCATCGACCGTAAAGATCACACCAAACAGTTCCTCATTCGGAACGGTTCCGTTCAGCATCTCAATGACTTCGCGACGTTTGTCGTAACACGGCCCTTCGATGTTGTAACCCGCTGTGGTGATCGCCCACATAAGGGGCTGGCGACGCGCGCCCATCCCCGTAAGCATCGTGGTATACAACGAATCAGTCGGATGTTCGTGATATTCGTCGACAATTGCGCAGTGCGGCGAAGAACCGTCGCCGGGGTTACCGATTAGCGGCTCAAAGCGTGCGCCGTCTTCAGGACGGTTCAGGTTTGAGGCATTTACCTCAATGCCGAATGCCTCCACCAGCAACGGCGTGCGTTTGCACATAAGGCGCGCAGGTCTGAACACTTCCCACGCCTGTTTTTCTGTCGTTGCGCCTGAATAAACCTCTGCACCAAACTCGTTATCACAGGTGAAACAGTAGAGTGCCACCCCCGCCGAGATCGCTGACTTTCCGTTCTTGCGCGGGATTTCGGTGTAGACCTCACGGAAACGACGGAGCTTAGACCCCTTTTGCACCCAGCCAAAGGCGCAGCAAATAATGAATAGCTGCCAGGGCTCCAGGGTGATCGGCATGCGTTTAAATGCCCATTCGCCCTTTGTATGGGGCAGTAACTGAATAAATTTCGCGGCCTTTTCCGCCATGTCTTTATCAAAGCGGTACCGGAATTTCCGGCTCTTCTCCTGAGCCATATCATCTATATGACGCTGACAGGCCTGAACGACATACTGGCACGCCGGGACTTTCCCCCGCACGACGTTGCGGGCGTACTGGTTCGCAGCATTTACGTTGGGGTACGATTTCCGCGTCATGAGCTAATCATCTTCAGGAATGGATTGGAGGTTTTCTTCTGGCCCGCGAGGCCGATCAGACGCTGGCGGCTACTGGGGTCAAGACCCAGCATAGAACCGGTAGAACTCATCTCCGATTCCTGCTCTTTCTTGGCGGTCAGTTCTGGGTTTTTAATCTTGCCGCCCATCGCACCAACAATGGTAAGCCCATCTTTTGCAATGTTCTTCACGGCGCGCCGCCAGAATTCGTAAGCAACACACCAGCGCTCAAGCACGGCAAGGTCGGTCACGCAAAGCAAACCCTGACCGCATAATTCTTTGGTGGTCATTTCCCACATGATGGTAGCCAGCGGAAAGCCATCATCTTCTGTAAACCATTCCGGGGGAGCCACGCCCTTGATGGGCGTGAACACCGGTTCTTCTTTATTCAGGGCTCGCTTACCGGGGTTTCCAGCCAGCTCCTTGCGTGCCGTTGGCTTAGGGCGACGCCCGGAACGCCCCGCCGTTCCAGCCATAAGCGATGCTCCTGGTTAAAATTGATTTTACGCGGGTATAAAAATCCGAGGAGGCGGGCAGTCCGGAAGGCGTGCGGTCGCAGAGATTTGACCTCCCCCTCCCCTGGCTGATGATGACATCGATTCTCACTTGAGCCGCTCACGCGCGGTCTTCGCGGCGTGGCACGACCAGCACAGACTCTCAAGGTTGCTGTCTTCATCAGTACCGCCATGGGCCTTAGCCTTGATGTGGTCGACACATGATGCCTGCTTTGCTACTCCCTGACGTAGATGGTTCTGGCAGAGAGCTTTGTCGCGCTTCAGTATGCGAGCGCGTATGACTTCCCACTTCGTCCCATATCCACGCTGATGCCTTGATTGTCCTGATTTGTAGGATTTCCAGCCTTCGCCTTTGTGCGACTCACAGTAACCTGATGGGTCTGTTGTCGTGGAACGGCAGCCGCGAACACGGCAAGCTTTTGGTGTTCGAGGTGGCATTTTAACTCCAATAAAAAACCGCCCGTAGGCGGTTATATTCAGCAGGTCGCATGTTATCTGTGAATGACAAACAGCGATTTACATTTAGGGCAAAGTAACGCCTGTTGCTGGCGTACTTTCGTGGTCGAGTGTATGGATTTATGTCCGCATATCGGGCACATGACAGTCATATTGGCTGCAAGCCCAACACGCTGCATTGCATAATCGAAAAATGACATGGTGGTTAACCTTTCAATGAATGGGGCTTATTATACCATGCATAGCTCGATTATTAACCAATCATCATCGCATGCTTGATGCCATTTAGCTTTGTCACAGGCATTCACTAAATGCCTGTGACATCAGGAGAAGGAGATACCCAAATTAACCAACACGGTTTTCTTTCCCTCAATACGGCGGTCAAGTTCGGCCACTGCATGTGGGCGTATAGCCTCAAGAAAGGCATTATCTTGATAGGTCGACTGGATTGTCACTCCAAGCCCGGCACCGCTTTCCAGTATGCCTTTCAGTCGCTGTAGCACTTTCATCTCGTTATAGATGTAATGCGCGTTACTTAAGTTCTCTACGTTCACGACCAGGCTCCTTCATGCAGTTAGCCTGCACTGATTTGTTGTGCACCAATATGTCCCGCTTCGTCTGTTTATCCAGCACGGCAATATCATGCTCTGTGAGGTAGATGATATTCACCCAATCACAGGCCGTGTCCGTTACTTCAGGTTTTGCGGGTAAATTTTTCGCGCAACTCACGGTCAACATTGTCATCAGGAAGATGATTAACAGTCTGCTGTACATCCCTGGCTCCTTTTGTTGTCTCTACCCGGCGTTCTGCAACGGCTTCAGTAGCTGATGCGCGTTCTTCAGTGCGTTGCTGGTCCGCTTTTGTCTCAGCGATGTTAGTACCGCGTGATTTACCCAGACCAAAAGCACCTGCAATTGCAGCCAGCACAGCAACGGCCAGGCCGATAATCATTTCAAGTCCCATTGTGACCTCATACCAGTGCAGTTTTTGCTTTGGCATAACGTGCACGGCGGTCGTTAATGCCGTTCTGTCCACCATTGATGATCTGAGTGATGCGAACCAGATCGCCGGAATAGCTCAGGCATCCGCTGGTGGCGTAGAACCATGCAGCTGAGCGTGCTGCGTTGATATCCTTTTCCAGCAACTCAGGATTACTGACTAAATCCAGTTTTAATCCCGTTCCGCAGCGGCGGTAATTATCAAGACCGGTAATCTGAATCAGCCCACGGCCACGATATTTCCACCCATCTCCTGATGATTTGTTGCCGAGACGATTGCTGTACACCAGATTTGCAATGGCTGGCTGATTGGCTACCTGCTCTTTTTCTTTGTCACGCCCAAGCATATATGCCTGATAGTTCGTAATGCGGCGTCCAAAGGTGGTCAGCAGAGCGGCTGGGGTGTAGTTGAAGCTCTCCACCAGCGCAGAGAATCCCGCTGATTCATGTCCTGCCTGAGCAATAAACATTGCCTGGTCTTCAGGCTTAACAATGCCGAATTCTTTCATTGCAGCATCAATATGCGGAAACCAGCGCGTAGCTAACCCGGCGCTTACACCAGCCGCCTGTTGAAATTGTGATTGGTTCATTAATGCCTCAGCGTATCAACGAGACGCGCCACGTTCCCACGAGCCCATAAGACGGCAGCGCAAATAAGAAGGTTTACGATAACCACCATCCAGTGTGACTCCTGGTAGAGGCCAAACAGATATCGGAATGGAACGCTGGCATAAACCAGCACAAAGAAGTAAGCCAGCAATGATATAGCGGGGCGATGTCTTGCCCCTTCACGCTGGTAGAACATCAGGACAAGGACGATGACCGCACAAATACCTGCATTCACCATCGCTGACGGATCACTTGTTACCATTGCTGGCCCCTCCTCCACGGAATCGCGAAAGAATACTGAACAGGCTTCCCAAATCCTGACTGTTGAAAAATGTGAGCACTTTGATTGTCATCGCAGCTACTACAACAGCACCAAGTGCGTCTAATGGCCTGTCACTATACCCGGTAGCCTGTGACAACTTTGAACCAACCAGGCCAGCAGCAAGAACGCCAACAATGAATGACGTCATGAAGTAAGCAATCAATCGTACTCGTGTGATATTTGCCGCTGTCGCTACATAAAATACTGCACCAGCGAATGCGCCAAATACCACGCCATAATCAATACCGGTTGCGAGACCAAATACACTGGCTCCCATCAGGCCACCAGCCGCGACCGTAGTGCCAGAAACAGGATCGGACATTAAGCCCCCTCTTATTGCTGTGAGTCCTCTCAGAACGAGGGGAAAATAAAAAGGGCCACCAATTGGCAGCCCTCAAAACGCAAAAACCCGCACGATGGCGGGTTTCTTTTTGTTCTGTTGCTCAGTTCGCTTTAACGTCCCGAGCCTACCACAATTTAAGCACTTTCTTGCTCACTCTGCAACTTAAATCTGTCGCCATTTGTGCCGAATGCGTCACAAACTGGAGCGTACAGGATCGATTCTGCCAGACTTAGCCAAGTGTCAATACGGCGACGACAGGTGATCAGGGGCCAGTCAGGATGTTTAGCCTGCAGTTCATTGGCCATCTGCAACTTGCTCTTACGTAGGCGATGGCGGTCGACAATCACGCTATAGAGCGATCGGTAGTCATCATTCATCAGTACAGAAGCAATGACACCGTCCACTAACAGCCCTTCTTCGTCTGAACAGAACGCCATGCCGCTTTTATTTTTGCTATTGAGGATTTCACGCAGGTACGCTTCAAGTTCTGGTTTGCTGATACCCGCTTTCTTCATCCGGCGTAGCGCTTCATTGATAGCTGTCTTGGTGATTTTCCCGGATGCCAGAAGCTGGTTAAACATGTTCCCACCACTACCACCGCCGATATAAGACCAGCGGCCCCACATGCGCAACTTACCCTGTATCCAGATGCTTTCCAGAGTACGAAGACGAACCATTTCACCAGATTTACCAACTTCAGAAGGATTAATCATTTAGCGTTCTCCACTTACGCCAGTACGCCGATTGCCAGCGCACGATCTATAACCCGAAACACCAGGACCAGTTGGTCACCGTATTTCGCTTCAAATGCCACAGGATCAGCATGCAACTCGTCGTGATGCTCTCTGCACAGAGGAATCACAAACAGGTCGTGTGCCTTTGTACCCATTCCACCCTGCCCGTGGCCAATCAGGTGGTGGGGGTCGTCAGCTTGCTTGTTACAGCAGACGCACGGCTGGGCCTTAACCCATCTCGTGTATTTCTCATTCACCCAGCGGCGACGTTTGGGTTTAAGCATGAAGGATTCCGGCGTCTCCGGATCGACCTTCATCGCCACTATCTTTTTCGCTTTCTCCTGTACAAGTTGTTGCGCGGGTATTGTCGGAACAATATCGCTTTCACGTGTTACCGACTGGTGTGACTCTTTCTTCAGACGAAGTGCTTTATGCGCTACGGCTTCAGGTATCTCATCAGCCAGATCGCTCTTTACCATCCACCAGCAAAACTCCGGAAGCGTAAGAACGTGGTCTTCACTGAAGCCTAATTGACCGTTTACGACCTTCAGAAGCCAGGATACCAGGTTTTCACGGGCAATACCCGCCAGACCTTCAGTGAACTGCTCACGAATTTTTAAGTCACAGCCCCAGCATGTGCGGATTGATCCAGGCGCATGCCGGGTAATGGTATAGTTTCGGTCGTGCCATTCACTATGCGGGTACTGGCATTCCGGTTTTCTTTCGAGCCAGGCATCAAGTGATGGCAGCCCACCAGCTCGGTTAATTACCTTCTTGTTTTCGAAGACATCACGCATTAACGGATCGTTTTTAAGCTCCTGCTCCGTCTCTGGCAACAGTCCTGACGGCAACTCAGACATAGACTCTGCCTGTGGCTCGATAAGAACCCGCCCGCGTCTGAACAGATGCATCAGTTCATTGCCTGGGCGAAATATCACTACTCCGGTCATTGGTGCCACTTCAGGTGTCAGTAGTACCCTCACGCTATCTGCCCCTTAGCAATATGCTCTGCCCACAGGCCACCAATCCAGCGAACACCCTTGGCGGTGAAGCGGGACTGATTGAACGCGTAATTTGTCTGGTTTGTCGTGCCAGTCTTCACCTCAAAGCGCCCTGCTTCGATATGCTTGCTCTTAGGAGTGAGTACCCGGTTAAGCCGGTACATAATGCCGTTCTCAATCAGGAACATCGCAAACTCCGGCTCTTTGGCGTTAAGCAGCTTGGCAACCTGTCGGAATGTCATTGAACCGGTGGCCATAACGTAACGGTCAACAAACTCAGCCTTTGGCGCGGCTACTGCCAGTTCTTCACTCAGCCGTTGTTTCTGCTCAGCCAGGTCAGCAGCAAGCCGCAGCGCCTCAGGAAGTGACCGGGGAACTATCATTCCACCGTTGTTCTCCAGTTCCTGCCAGCGGTCAACAAGTCGGGCCGTGAACTCTGGTGACAACTGGGCAACGATCACATAGCTATCACGCTTATTCACTTCGTAGTGATGATAGGTCTGTCCGTTCTGGGGATGGGTGTACTGCAATGCAGCATACCCTTCAATCACACCGGAATTCATGAGGCGCTCTATCGTTACGCAGACATTGCTGTGCCGGGAATCGACCAGTTTTGCAATCTCACGGCTGGACATGGTTATCTGCTGCCCAACAGCTGCTGTATGGTGTGCCTGGCACATTACGGTGATGTTCATCTGATTCATGCTCTGTCTCCACTTATCAGGCGGCTGCACCCGCCACAGTTTCAAAACGGCTGATCGTTATTTCTACCCTTCCAGGCTTTACTGCCGGCCCCCACTCGATAGCCATCCGCTTAACCTGACTATCGTCTTCCCAGACTCTGGCATTCGTCAGTGCGTCGAACAGTGCTTTGTTGTAGTTGTCCAGATCCCGCCGTCTGTTATCTGGCGGGAAAAGAACTATGTTTACCTGAACGTTGACGTTAACTGGTTTCGGTATGCCGCCGTACTGCTGCACAACAGAGGCGTAAACATTCTTCTTGAACTTCCTCCCCATCTCACTTATCAGATGCTTACCCTTTAACGCGCCACGATCAGGGGACCGGTAATAGGTGTTAACAGTTGGCGGGAATGGCAACGTTAGTTTCATTGCTGAACACCTCTCGCTTCCAGCCATGACAAGGCGCGTTCTCTTGAATCGCTATCACCGTTAATGAGTGACTTGATGATCGATATCGCGTCTACCTCATCGTTTGCTGAAATAACGGTAATCCCTCTGGAAACTCCAGGCGCAACTGAGATATATCCCTTCTTCGCTATGGCCTTCACATGCTCCGCTGCAGCGTTCGGTGATGAGCAACCAATCAGCCCAGCCAGTTCACATATCGTTGGAGGGAATCCAAACCGGCGCTGATAGTTCACGATCGAACCAAGCACTTCACTTTGTCTCACGGTAAGTTTGTTCACTTCAGCGCTCCTTAATCCGCTTGTTCAGTATCCCGACTTCGAGGTACAGATGAGACGGCGTAAAGCCAAGCTGCTTAACCATCCCCATGGCACCGTTAAAAATTGGCCTGGCTATTTCGTCACAATTCATACCAGGATTAGCCTTGCGTTTAGCGGTTATTTCCTCGTTGCATCTTCTGGCGATGTTACGAAGCGCGTTACGTGCTTCAACGTCCTGCATAAGCCACCTCCAGCAGCGGAGCAGGTTTACCAACGTAACCAGGTGACATGATTACATCAGGATTTTCTGCCTGATTTCCCCAGTGATGCCAGCCGGGAGCCGAACAGCGGCTGAACAACTCAATGCGTGATACATCGCCATATAATTGCTCCAGACGGTAACGCGCTTCTGCTGGCTTCTGGCTGTGTTCGCTGAGTGGGCTGTAGATAACCTGTTTTACGCTCGCATTCTGACGCTCAAGACCTTTCCCTCTTGTTACCAACGGTGCAAAACTGATCCAC